TCCGGGGAACGCGGCTCAAGTTATAGGCGCTGTCATGCGCGGCGACATGACCAAAGACGAGGCGCAGAGGTTTGTAAGTGAAGAGCTTTTGGAGGGCCTTGAGGGCGGGTCGGCCTATGACCAGCTGCAACGAGAGGACCAAGCCTCGCTTGGCATGTCCGAACTCATAGACATTGCGGCGCTGACGCAACAAGAGCAGCCTCGGGCGCCAAGGCCCCGGGCGCTGGCGCGATATGGGCCGCGGCTGGCGGGTCGGCCTTCTAGCACCTCGGGGACCCGGGCACTGAAACGTATGGGCGTAGGGAGTTTGCTGAATGGAAATCCGCTCCTTGGAATGGGCTGACATACCAGCCGTCGTCGACCTCGCAAAACAGATGCATGCCGAAAGCGCGTTTTCTCGCTTTCAGTTCGACGACAGCAAGATGGCCGCGCAGCTCACCATGCCGCTGACTCACCCCGAGTCACAGTTCTGCCACGTTGCCGTCAAGGACGGGGAGATCGTCGGCGCTCTTTTCGGCTACCTCACCGAGTTCTTGTTCGGCCCGGAGCTCATCGCCATGGACTATGGCTGGTACGTCCTGCCCAAGGTCCGAGGTACGAGTGCCGGGGTGCGCTTGCTCAAGGATTTCCAGAAATGGGCCAAGGACCACGGTGCGGTGGAGGTGTGCATGGGTGTGTCGACCAACGTCCAGAAGGACAAGACGGGCAGGTTGTTCAGGAAGCTTGGCTACAAGCACGTCGGTGGTCTGTACAAGTTGGGTCTGTGATGGACGCTGAAGCGCTTAAACACCTGCCGGAAGACGTTCTCAAGGAAGTCCTTGAGCTGACGGAGGCCAAGGCGCGGCTCGAGATCCGCGAGCGGGCGCATGATCAGTTCATGCCGTTTGTCCACCATGTGTATGACGGGTTTATCGAGGGAAACCACCACCGCATCTTGGCGGAGAAGTTTGAGCGCGTGGCTCGGGGCGAGCTGAAGCGGTTGGCGATCTCTATTCCGCCGAGACACGGTAAAAGCGAACTCGGCAGTTATCTACTCCCTTCGTGGTTGTTGGGCAGGGATCCGAAGCTCAAAATTATTCAAGCAACACACAACACTGAGCTGGCCACGCGTTTTGGCCGCAAGGTGCGCGACCTGATCGACGATCCGTTGTACAAAGAAGTGTTTCCTGACACCGTTCTGCAGGACGACAACAAGGGTGCGGGCCGCTGGGGCACCACCAAGGGGGCCGAGTTCTTCGCGGCAGGCGTCGGGGCGGCCATGACAGGGCGCGGCGCGGACCTGTTGATCATCGACGACCCTCATGCCCTTGAGGTTTCCACACCCATTCCAACACCAAAAGGTTTTGTAGAAATCCAAAACCTAAAGATTGGCGACGAGGTGTTTGGACCCGACGGAAAACCCACCAAGGTGGTGGGGAAGTCGGACGTTTGGCATGAACGCGAGCTGTACTCCGTTGTCACCAGCGACGGCGAAGAGATCTTGTGTGACGGGGGCCACCTCTGGGGCGTCAACTCCGACACCAATATCGCCCGCGCCCGAGTCGACAACTACACAACCCGATACCTTGCAGAGTGGCGATTAAAGAATCGGCCGATTCTACCGCGCCACCAGCCCGTAGAATACCCCGAGGCAGACCTTCCAGTGGACCCGTGGGTTCTTGGCGCATGGCTGGGAGACGGAACGGCATCCTCTGGGCGGATCACGGCACATCCGGATGACCAACCCTACATGATGGAGCAGTTCCGCGCAGCGGGATATGAGGTCGGAGGGCTTACAGCGTGTGGCAACACCTTTACGGTTTACGGTCTGCACTCACAGCTGCGCGAACTTGGGGTTTTAGATAACAAACATGTTCCGGATCAGTACCTCACGGCCAGCGTCGAGCAGCGAATGTCCCTTCTTCAGGGCTTGGTGGACACTGACGGCAGCGTCACTCAATCTGGTCAGTGTGGATTTTACAACTGCAATGTTCAGCTTGTGGATGCAGTTGTGGAGTTGCTTCACTCACTTGGAGTAAAGGCCACTCGCCGCACTTACCACGACAAGCGGGGCCGCTACAAAACCGTCAAACCCAACCACCGCGTAATGTTCCGCCTCGAAAACGCAGCTCGGATGCCGCGTAAACGGATGTACACACGAACCCCTGTGGATAAGCTGTCGCGCAGCATTTCAGTTGAGCCGACGAACGCTAAGGGTTCAGTCCAGTGCATTACGGTAGACCGCCCTGACGGCCTCTTCCTAGCCGGGCGTGGCTATGTTGTGACCCACAACTCCGAACAAGACGCTATGTCGGAGTCTGCGTTTGACCACGCTTACGAGTGGTACACGTCGGGCCCTCGACAGCGTTTGCAGCCCGGCGGCGCCATCATCATCATCGCCACTCGCTGGGGCAAAAAAGATCTCATCGGCCGCGTTTTGGCACAGCAGGATGATGATCCGTTGTCTGACCGGTGGGAGGTGGTTAACATGCCGGCCATCCTGCCGACCGACGAACCCCTCTGGCCAGAGTTCTGGACAAAAGACGCCCTGCTGTCCATTAAAGCCTCGCTGCCGGTCGGCAAGTGGTCAGCCCAATGGCAGCAGCAGCCGACGAACGCTGAGTCGGCCATCGTCAAACGCGAGTGGTGGAAGAACTGGGAGAAGGACAAGATCCCTCCAGTCAAGTACATCCTGCAAGCTTACGACACGGCGTTCTCCAAGAAGGAGACGGCCGACTTCTCTGCCATCACGACGTGGGGCATCTTCGACGACGAAGAGACGGGGCGCGAGGCGATCATCTTGATGGACGCGCAGCGCGGCCGCTGGAGCTTTCCGGAACTCAAGGAGGTGGCGTTCGAAGAGCACCAGTACTGGGAACCGGACATGGTCATCGTCGAGAAGAAGGCCACGGGTGGCCCGTTGATTGACGAGATGCGAAAACGCGGCATCCCGGCGCTTGGGTTTTCGCCCGGGCGGCGCGCCGGCGGTGGCGGTATCGACAAGACAACCCGCATGCATTTGGTTTCACCTTTGTTTGAATCTGGTGTAGTATGGGCGCCAATGGAGAAGAAGTTCGCTGACGAGGTTGTCGAAGAGGTGGCCTCGTTCCCCAATGGGGAGCATGACGACTTCGTGGATAGCATGACGCTTGCCTTGATGAGGTTTCGACAAGGCGGGCTAATTGGTATACAAGATGATGACGATGACGAGGAGGACTTCATTCCTCGTAAACGGGAGTACTACTGATGGCTTTGCCTCCGCGTTCAATGGGACCGATGGTCGATCAGGCGGCCGGCATGGAAGAGGTTGATCCCAATCTCATGCTGGAAGAGGTGCCGGTAGATACGCCCGTCGATTTTTCCGGCGGGGCCGAGGTGATCGAGGGCGAGGACGGCAGCGCCATTCTCCAAGCCCTAATCCAAGACGCCGAGGCTTCGGGCATGGGTGAAGAGCTCATTCCCCACGACGCCAACCTCGCGGAGTTTCTGGAAGACGACACCCTTGGGGCGCTGGCCAGCGAGCTGGTGGGCAATTACGAGGATGACCTCGAGTCGCGCAGTGAGTGGGAAGAAGCCTACGTCAAGGGTCTCGACCTGCTGGGCGTCAAGCACGAAGAGCGGAACGAGCCGTTTGAAGGGGCGTCCGCCGTGACCCACCCGCTGATTTCCGAGTCCGTCACCCAGTTCCAAGCGCAGGCGTACAAGGAGCTGCTGCCCGCCGGCGGCCCGGTCAAGACGCGCATCATCGGTGCTCAAACCCCCGAGGTCGAAGACCAGTCGGAGCGCGTTAAGCACCACATGAACTACCTGATCACCGAGCAGATGGAAGAATACGATCCTGAAATGGATCAGATGCTCTTCTACCTGCCCCTGTCAGGTTCCACGTTCAAGAAGACCTACTTCGACCCGCTGCTCCAGCGCCCTGTGTCGAACTTCGTGCAGGCACAGGACATTGTCGTGCCCTACAGCGCACCCGACCTGCGGACCGCGCCGCGCATCACCCACGTGCTGAAGATGACGGACAACGAGATCCGGAAGTATCAGGCGCTGGGCGTTTACGTGGACGTGGACCTCGGTTCAGCGCACGACAGCGATCCGGACGAGGTCACTGAAAAGACCGACGAGATCTCGGGCGTGTCGCCCAGCGGCTACACGGACGATGTTCGGACCCTGCTGGAAGTGCATGCAGAGCTGGACCTTGAGGGCTTTGAGGACCGAGGCGCGGACGGCGAGCCGAGCGGCATCAAGCTGCCGTATATTGTGACGGTCGACAAGGACAGCAACACTGTTCTGTCCATTCGGCGCAACTTCCGGGCGGATGACCCGCTCAAGAAACCCATTCCGTATTTCACCCACTACAAATTCCTGCCGGGGCTGGGCTTCTACGGCTTTGGCCTGCTGCACATGATCGGCGGGATTGGGAAAGCGGCAACCAGCATCCTGCGGCAGCTGATCGATGCCGGCACGTTGTCGAACCTCCCCGGCGGTTTCAAGGCAAAGGGCGTCCGGGTTCGCAACAACGACGAGCCAATCCAGCCCGGCGAGTGGCGGGACATGGATGCGCCCGGCGGCGTACTGCGGGACTCGATCATGCCGCTGCCGTACAAAGAGCCGTCGGCCACCCTCGCCAATTTGCTGGGTGCGTTGATTGACGCCGGCCGTCGGTTTGTGTCGATCGCTGACCAGCAGGTCAGCAACATGAACCAAGAGATGCCCGTCGGCACGACCGTCGCCATGCTCGAGCGTGGTATGAAGGTCATGTCTGCCATTCACAAGCGGCTCCACTACGCGCAGAAGCAGGAGTTCCGTATTCTGGCTCGCATCGTGGCGGAAGAAACCCTGCCGGCGTACCCCTACGCCGTCGAGGGCGGCCAGCCGGGCATCAAGGCGTCTGACTTTGACGGCCGGATCGACATCATTCCCGTCAGCGACCCGAACATCTTTTCGATGGCGCAGCGCGTGGCGCTGGCGCAGGAGCAGCTCAAGCTGGCTCAGACAAACCCGCAGATGCACAACCTCCACGCTGCGTACAAGCGGATGTATCAGGCACTCGAAGTGCAGAACATCGACGAGATCCTGCCTCCGCCGCCCCAGCCGCAGCCGGTTGATCCGGCCATGGAGAACAGCGCTTTGCTATCTGGTCAGCCCGCACAAGCCTTCCCGCAGCAGAATCATGACGCGCACATCAAGGCGCACGTGGCCATGCTGCAGATGCCGCTGGTGCAGGAGAACCCGCAGGCGCTGGCCATCTTCTATGCCCATGTGCAGCAGCACATCAGCTTCGAGGCGCAGCGTCAGGCGCAAGAACAACTGCAGCAGGCTGTGCAGCAAGTTCAAGCACTGGCCGCCACCGGCGCCGTCGATCAGCAGGTTGCTGCGCAACAGCTGCAGCAGGCACAGGCCGCCGCACAGGACCCGAACGAGTTCGCGAACTACGTGGCGTTGATCCAGCAGCAGTTGCTCGAGCGGTATCTGCCGGCTATGCGCCCGCCGGAGCCCGATCCGATGGACGATCCGTTGGTGCAAATCCGGCAGGCGGAGCTGGCCACCAAGCAGCAAGAAAACATGCAGGACGCTCAGACCGACCAGCAGAAGCTTGCGTTGGAAGAACGGAAGCTGGAGCAGAAGGCCGCGTCCGAAGCTGCACGGATCGAGTTGCAGGAAGAGATTGCGGAAGAGCGCAATGAAGTGAACCGTGAGCGCATTGCCGTACAGGCCGAGACCATGCAAGACCGGACCCAAGGGGGCTGACATGCCACTCCAGAAAGGAAAGACCATGAAGAAGAAGTACCAGAAAGGCGGTCGGGTCGACCTGACACCGATGGCTGAGGCTGAAGACCAGATGCACGTGCGTGGCAAGCCCACCAAACGCGCACCCAAGACCAGCATGCGTCCCCGCCCGCGGCCGGAGGACCTGACACCCACGGCCGAAGCTGACGACCAGATGCACGTCAAGACCTACCGCAGCGGCGGCATGGTCCGTGGCAAAAAGTTTAGCGGCACGTACTGAGGAGCGACCCATGCCCACCATTCAAATCAGCATCTTGCCCGACCTGATGCCAGTCGACGAGTACGACGACGACAGCTGCCCGATCGCGACCCGTGACCAAGAGGTCAACGAAGAGAACAAGCAGACGGCTTACGAGGAAGCCGACTACCGCGACCCCACGGACGGTGGCGCGTTCCGCTTGTCCGACGTGTGCGGCAACTGCAAGATGTACGACCAGACTGACCAGATGCTGGAGTGCATCGGCGACGAGTCCGGGCGTCTGGGTTACTGCCAGATGTATCGCTTTGTCTGCGAGGCTGACTACACCTGCGACAGCTGGGTGGAAGGTGGCCCAAAGACCGCCGAAACCCAACAAACATACCGGGACAACCTTTAATGGATGTTGTGGATTTTGCCAAACATGTGTACAAAAAGCTGCAGGAGCGGGAGCAAGAACTGTCTTCCGCTCTCGTAGCGGGCGTCCCGAAAGATTGGGAGGCCTACCGACACATCGTGGGGGAAATACGGGGTCTTTCCTTCGCACAAGATGAAATCAGGACCCTGTTGGAGAACAGTAGCTACGATGACGACGGATTTGACGAATCTGGGTAAGATCGCGGAAAGCGTGACGGCCAAGACAGACGAGCCTTCGATCGACAGCGCCTACGTCCATTCATCTGACCGGGTCCTAGACCCGGACCTCCTCAAGAAAGATCTGGTTGAGCGACTGCCGCAGCCTTCGGGTTGGCGGCTTTTGGTCATGCCGTGATCGCCACAATTTCCGACCCGCAAGACATCAAGTCAGTGTAAGGAGGCCGACATGGCTGAAGAGAACCAAGACGAAGATCTGGGTCAAGAGGTCTTTCTTGACGACCAAACGGAAGACGAATCCAAGGACACGTCGGACGACGGCGGCGCGGACGAGAAGATGTCTGACCAGCAGGTGGCTGATGCCGCCGACCGCGTGGAAAGCGGCGAAGACGACATCGAGGACTACGGCAAGAAGGTGCAGAACCGCATCCGCAATCTTGTCGGCCAGCGTCGCGAAGCCGAGCAACAGCGCGACGAGGCCACGACCTTTGCGCAGCGGGTGGTCGAAGAGAACAAGAAGCTCAAGGAGCGGATGGAAAAGCTCGACTCGGGGTATCTGACGGAATATGGTGCCCGGATCGAGGCTCAGATCGGCTCCGCCCGCAAGGCGTACAAGGATGCCTACGAGGCGGGCGACACCGACGCCATGATCCAAGCGCAGGAAACTCTGGCCCGTGCAACCACTGAGAAGGACCGCTACGAGCTGGCCAAAAAGCGCGCGGACGAACGTCCGCAGCGGCCGGCCGACGAGGCGGCGCCGGCGCAAGCCCAGCAGGCTGCTTACCAGCAGCAGGCTCAACAGGCTGCGCAAGCCCCGCAGCCTGATCCCAAGGCGCAAAGCTGGGCTGAGAAGAACACGTGGTTTGGTCAGGACGAGGTCATGACCTACGCTGCGTTTGGTATTCACCGCAAGCTGGTCGAAGAAGAAGGTTTTGACCCGCAGAGCGATGAGTATTATACTGCGATTGATCAGCGGATGCGCGCGGAGTTCCCGCACAAGTTCGCGAATCAAAAGACGGGCACGAAGAGTCAGGTCGCTCCTGCTGGTTCTTCTCCGAGGCCCCTGCGGGCTATGTGCATCGTTGGATTCGGACCGCCATGCGGGGTGAGGAGGACAGAATGAACGTCCACGCCAAGCTCCGCGAAGGGTGGGAACCCGTCCGTGCGGACGAGTATCCGAACCAGACCTACGCCTCCATCGACGAAGGTCGTTACGAAGGCGTGATCGGGAACGGTGGGCTGATGCTGTGCCGCATGCCTGAAGAAACAGTGCACGAACGATCCGCGTATTACGGGAACCGGACCCGAGAACAGATGCAAGCTGTCGATCAGGACCTGATGAAGGATGAACATCCTTCGATGCCGATCACTCGCGATCGGCGTAGTCGTGTCTCGTTCGGAGGTCGCAACAGCGACTCCGACTAACTGAAGGAGCTATACCATGGCCAACATCAATGGTGCCTTTGGTCTTCGTCCTATCGCCAAGATGGGTCAGAATACCAACAGCACTGGTGCCAGCGAGTATCGCATTGCTTCGGACAACACGAATGCAATCTATCAGGGCTCTCCTGTCATCCCGACTTCCGATGGTGTCATTGACATCGTGGGTGCGGCGGCAGGCGGCACTGTGGGTCTGCTTGGTGTTTTCTGGGGCTGCGAATATGTCTCGTCCGTCACCGGTGAAAAAGTCTTTTCGAACTACTGGCCGGGATCGGGTGCTGACTCGAACTTCCCCGTCAAGGCGTTCGTCTACGACGACCCCGCTCAGCTGTTCCTGATCGCGACGTCCAACGTCGTGGCCGGCGCTGACACCGAAGCCGAGGTTCAGGCTGCTGTGTTCGCCAACGCGAACTTTGCGACCGCCACGTCCGGTTCGACGACCACTGGTCTGTCGTCTGCGACTCTCGACCTCGACACCATCGCCACCACCGCCAACCTGAACCTCCGTCTCATGGGCATCATGGATGACCCGGAGAACTCGGACTTCAGCGAAGCCGGTGTGGGCATCATCGTTCGTCTGAACAACCACTTCAATTCGCCGAATGGCGCGATTGCTGGTGGCACTGTTTCGACGACTGGCGTGTAAAGGAGGTCTGAGTTATGGCTATTTCTCGCGC